AACTTGTTGCACCATCGTTGTCTTGCCAGTGCCAGCAGGACCCACAAGGAAAGTGTTGCAACGAGCCGAAATTGACATCATAATGTCAGCAAAAGCCTTGTGTTGAACACCCTTTAGGGTAACTGTCGGACGGTCCTTGATGATGATTTGTGTAACCTTCGGTTGCAAAGCATCAATTTTGCTGGACAATCTGTCCAACGCTACTGCATGGTCCATCGCAATCGGGTCAACAACATCGGAAACGATGTTACGAACAGCATCCTCATCAATCCCGACAGGGATTGTTGACATAATGTTTGCAACCATAATTTTCATCATCGCATCCAACGATAAACTCTCGTTTACTGGAACCGCTTTAGCAGGGACAGGTTCCGAAGTACGAACGATTGGCTTCTCAACCGTAGGTTGTGGAACACTTTTGAACTGTGCCAAAGCCTCATCTACGATGCCAGCAATCTCGGCAACTGTCTTATGCATTGGTGTGCCGTTCCACTTGACTTGAAGGAACGAGCCAACCTTGATAAGTTCGTTTTTGCTTAGGTTGCTGATATGAGTGCTGTATTCCCGACCCGTATCGGTACGGAAAGTGATTCTCCTGTTGTTTGTATCAATAGATACAACCGTATTTGCTGATGTTGCCATAATGTTATCCTCCCATTATGTGTTGAATGGCTGTCCGTTCACGGACATCTAATGACTCAACCCCATTGGCTGAGTCCACCATAGTGGACGATAGCAGAATTGCACTGCCCAACACTAAAGTGTTGCTATTTCGTCCGACTGACCAACGGTCAGTTAGGGAACTTGCGTCCCGAAACATGCTCAAAACGAGCCTCGCCACCATTCCTACGGAATGTCCAACCGAAATCCTTCAGGATTTTATTCATACCCATTTGGTCCGATGCGGAACCCCAACCAGTGGACAACGGGGCAAAGCCCCAATTCACATTGTCACGGTTCGTGTAAAACTCTCCCAAGAGAGTTCCGTGATGCAAAATTTGACGATAACTAAAGTTGTCGTCATTGTTGTCAACGAATGACCAATTGCCAACATTCTTACGAACACCATTCTTGAATGGTGTCACAGTCACTGACATTGCTTCTAGTTTCATAATGTTACAACCTCCAGTTGTAATAGGTGATTATGTTTATGTTCTATTGAACATAGCGGAAAGACAGGGAATTGAACCCCGTTCCAACTAGTAGTGACTCTAGCATAATGCGTCCATCACTACCAGCATGCTGACTTCCTGCCAGCCTCCCGTGACATCCTGTAGTTATTGTCGCTCAGGATGACATTTCATGTCTTTGCATGTAATTCCAACCATGTCCCGTTCCCCGTCACTTCACCGAAACCAACTAAGCCTTCGGCTATCTAATGGGGTCAACACCAAACACAATCTACAGATTGTCCATGCATCAACTAATGTGAACATCGTAAACGATGTTCGTACCGCTTTACGCCGTTCCTGATATTACTCAGGAAGAATAGGTTGCCCTGCGGTTCCAACAGCCATCCATTGCCTATGACCATAGCCATAAGGTGTCGCTGTGTGGCGGACCGATTCGGATTCGTGTCCTGTCGTTCGGTTGACGATGCCACGATTCGGGAACTCTGAACCGTGAACCGTTGCCGATTCCGATGCCACACACTTTGACAGCACCGAAAACAAATTGCAAGTCTTTCACCGCACGCCTTTTATTGCGCCTGTTTTCCTACGCATAATGCACACCAAAATTCACACGCTAAACACACGGTGAACAAAAACCCCATATACCCATCGGTAACCAAGCCTCGGTTCGGGGCTTGGCTCATGCACCCCCGTCATGCGCCCGCAATTAGCACATCATCACAACTTGGTGGCACATTATGCCGAATCATAATGCCAAATCCGAAACCAAAACTCGCTCAGCCACATGGCACATGGCACAGGGGAGCATGGGGGGGTACGCCCCTATGTATATTTATTTATATAAGGAGGTAGAGCCGAATTGTGAAATTTTTATATGAGGGTTAGGAGCCTTTGACCCATTTTTTGTTTTTGGGTTGGGCTGTTTTTGATTTGTCCCATTTTACTTTGTCTGCCCACCATGCTGGTGACATGGGTCCTTTAGCAATATTCTTGGCATGACGGTTTTTGAACGCTTCGTTTTGTCCTGCTGTTTGGTTGGTTTTTACACCTTGTTGCCCGAACCTTAGGGTTTTGATTTGTCCACCTGATTTTGCTACGACAATGTGGGATTTCGTTGGGTGGTTTGGTGTGCGTTTTGGCTGGTTGTAGCCTGATACGCCTGCTTTTGCTAGTCGTGGGTCCCGTGATGGTTTTGAGGTTGCCATTATGCTTCCATGAATCGTTTGTTTATGTTTAATTTCACTTCAGGTCTTGCAAACATAATCTTTTTTTTCTTAGGTTTGCGATATATTCCTACTGTGCCTCGGCTGTTGCCAGTATAGATTTCGTCCTTGCTACGCAGTTGTCGTTTGCGTGGCATAGCGTTGTCATAGTAATCTTGTGGTGGTTCTGTTAGTTCTATGGCTGGTTTTCTTTTTTTACTTGCCATTGGTTTTCTTTTTTTTAGCCATACCAGCCTCGGACATCGCAATAGCGATGGCTTGTTTGATGTCTGTGACTTTATTACCTGATGATGATTTTAGTGTGCCGACTTTGTATTCGTGCATCACTTTGCCGACTTTTTTGGTTTGTTTTTTGCTAGCCATTATGCAGTCATGCCTTTGCGTTTGTTTTTCTTTGCTTTAGTGGTATACATTCTTTTTACTTCTGGTGGCAAATTTGGGTCCCATGGGTTCATTGGGCGATATTTGTTGTATTCTGATTTGAATGGTTTTAGTTTTTCTGGTTTTAATGGTGCAAGGTCAGAACGGTATACGGTTTTGTCGTTGCCGTCAGGTAGTTGAATTGCTTTTTTGATTGCTCGTATTAAAGCGTCATCATATCTGTCAGGTACTACTGGTTGACGGCGTTTTTTGCTAGCCATTATGGTCGCTTTACTCGCATCTTGTTTTGGTTTTGCCATAGTTGCATCAACATGTTTTCTGCTACTGGCTGCCAGTCACCATCAGAGAACTTCTGTGATATATCACCCTCTGTGATAGTGTCCATCATAGCCTTAACAAACCGTTTTGGACTTTTATATTCCCTAGATAGACTTTGTTTGCGGATTGATGGCATAACATTGTCCCGTAGGTACATGCGTGCGCCCTGAATCACCTCAGGGTCTTTTGTTGGTGGGCTAGCGTCTGTTGATTTCATAATATTTTTCCCATTCATCGTCAATATCAATGTGTTCAAAAGTTTCAAAACTTTTGAACAAAACTCTTAAAAACAAGCCAATACCCAAAAGAGTAATAAACGATGTCCCTAGTATTACCAATAATGTTCCCATAAGCCCTTTTGTCCATGCTAAAACAACAATTAGCAAAACCATCTGTAAGATGGTTTTATCCTTACCTTCACTATTGTACACTTCGCCAGTAGGCTCAGTGTACCTATTTATCCTACCCCCCTCCGTAGGTTCCCCCCACTCTTGTTCCCTGCGTTCCCTAGACAAGTTCAATACAAGTTAGGAACATTTCACCTAATGGCATGGACAACATCTTAGACCCACGGCAAGAAAAGTTTCTAAACTGGCTGATGGTCCCACCACCAAACCGTGTACCATCCTCACAAGAAAAATATGCCATCCAAGAAGGCGTAGATGAAACTACACTAAGAAGGTGGAAAAAGAAACCAGCGTTCAAAATGGAATGGGAAAAACGAGTATCCGAACTACAACAATCCCCAGAACGAACCCAAAAACTATTAGATAATCTATATGAGCGTGCGTTAGCAGGCGACAACAACTCCGCCAAACTATACTTACAAGCAACCAACCGTCTAGCCCCAACCCAAGTCCATGTAGAACACTCCAGCAAACCCTCAGAAATCACCGATGCCGAACTAGACAGTCTCATAGCGTCAGTCGCTCAATCTGAGGTTGAGTCCCGTAAGGAACTAAAAGCACAATAGTGGGTTCAACGATAGAATGTCCGACTTGTGGATGTGAGTATCCTCCTGTTGCGACCAGATGGCGTTGCCCTGAGTGTGGCTTTAAGGATTCATGCTGTGAGGGTGAACCTAGGAAGATGAGAGATTATGACAACAACTAATGATGCGATGTTTGAGGCTCTTTCAAAGTCGTATCCGTCAGCAGGGCAAACCTTGGGTGACTTGTTGTATGCTTTCTGGTCTGACAAAGGTTTGCAGTATCGGGGAACCCTTCAGACCGAGTTTTTTGTTTCGGAGGGTACAACTGGAACAACTTTAGGAGATTTAACAAACAACTATTTTGTTGATGTGTACGATTTTGTGACATTTGATGTCACAGACATGGACGAATGGTTGGAATTACAGATTTTTGAGCGTTATGATACGATTGAACAAGAAATATTTACGGCAATTTGGTAAAGGAACAAAAGGAATACTATTATGGCAACAACATTTAGCAAAATACCTCTAAGCGGCACAGGCAACGGTCTAGGACTTCTAATCAGTTCAGGTTCGTCTGGTGTAGCAGGTCCAACGATTCACACTGGTTCAACCAACACATCAGTTATTGATGAAGTTTGGTTGTATGCAGTGAACTATGATACCACTGACCGCAAACTCACCATTCAGTATGGTGGTGTGACTGCTGGAACAAACGAAATTGAGTACACAGTTAAGGCTGAAAACGGTTTGTATCTGATTGTTGCTGGTTTGTTGCTTTCGGGTAACGCTACAGCAAAGTTGATTACTGCTTATGCTGCAACTAACACCAGTATCGTTGTTTATGGGTATGTTAACCGTATAACAACAGTTTAAGGTCATCTTAGATGCCCTCCTTTATTAGAACCACATCAGGTGGTAAAGCCATTAGTGGTGGAGCATTGGCTCCACGCTCACGCCGTGGTAATAACACTGACCAAGTAGCGTCTTACTGGTCTGGTGGTGCTGGTGTTGTTGACTTGATTGAGTTCTTGGTTATCGCTGGTGGGGGTGCGGGTGCACAAGATGGTGCTGCGGATGATGGTAACGGTGGTGGTGGTGCGGGTGGTTATAGAACTTCTGTTGTTGGTGCAACTTCTGGTCGTGGTTCTTCTGCTGAAGCAAAACTTGCAATAGTTGCTGGAACCAGTTATACGGTGACTGTTGGTGCTGGCGGTGCAGGATTTTCTGGTGCTGGTTCAAATAACAGAGTAAGCGGAAATGATTCTGTGTTTGGTTCAATCACATCCATAAAAGGTGGCGGTGGTGCTTATTGTTGTGGTGTTGCTGGTGCTGACGGTGGTTCAGGTGGCGGTGGAACTGGAAGTTCTGGATTGGGAACAGCCAATCAAGGTGGTGACGGATATTATGCTTATCTTGACGCTGATGGAGGCGTTTATGGTGGTGGCGGTGGTGGTGCTGGAGC